GTCAAGGACCTGAGTGGGACCAACTTACAAAACATATGTTTAAACATGGAAAGGAAAGAGTATTTGCTGGAGATTACAGCAAGTATGACCAGAAAATTCCATCCCAATTGCTTTTGGCTGCATTCAGAGTTCTTATTGATATAGCAGAAAAGATGAATTACTCTCAACAAGATTTGGCTATCATGCGCAATCTTGTAAGTGATATTGTATATGCTTATGTTTCAGTAAATGGAGATTTAGTGACATTACTGGAAGGAACTCATATTAGTGGCACATCTCTCACAGCTATTATCAATGGCATTGTTGGACGTATCAATGTAGGCACATATATTTTTACTGTGTTGCCTAACACCAAAAACATTCGGGATATTCTTGCATTTATGACTTATGGTGATGATAACTGTGGGTCTGTGAAAGAGGGATATGACCAAATTAATATTCGCGACTATTCTCAATGGCTTGGAAAATATGGCCAGATTTATACTATGCCAGACAAAAATTCTGAACTCGTTCCTTATTTGAGTGCAGATAATGTCGAATTTCTGAAAAGACATAGTAACACACCTGAAGGGCTTCCTGTACCAGTGGGAGCTCTCGCAGAGGCAAGTATTTTCAAATCGCTACATAAAATTGTTAAGACTAAAGATTCTCCTCTTACCGACGAGGAATCTGCAGCTGTTAACATTGACGGAGCAGTGCGCGAATGGTTTAGTTATGGAAGAGACAAATACGAAACCCGTCGTGAGCAAATGAAAGAAGTAGCTCAACGTGCGGGTATCCGCCACTTATGTTCAGAACTTGATGTAACATATGATGAGCGGGTAACTAAGTGGTATGAAAATTATCACGACCAACTTTAAGATCCCCCAGTAGATTCTGGGGCCTACGGGAAAGCAAAATCAATTGTATATATGGTTACCATGTAAAATATGACGCACTTTTGTATATTTATATAGGCTTTGTACAGTTTAGACAATCCCCTCGTGGATTACCTCTATTTAGGGGAGAATTTCGTCAGTTCAAATATGTGCAAGTTTTAGGGAGAACTGAGTCAAGCTCTCTATTACAACTCAAACAACGACTTGCTAATTTTAATGTAACAATAAATGAAAAACAACATAAACAACAAATAACAACGTTTAATGACCAATCACCTTCATATGATTA